TGACTGAAGAAGCCGTAGTCTTTATAGACGATAAAGAGATAAAAGTATCTGAGCTGTCCGATCAACAGAAATACTTGCACTCGCAATTACTGGATTTAAGAAACAAAGAAGCAAGTCTTAAATTTCAATTAGACCAAGTAGCTGCCAGTATGTCAGTATTTCAAAATGCTTTTGTTGAGGCTTCTAGAGAAGTCGCTGAAGAAGTTTTAGAAGAATCATCAACAACCGAAGAGGTAAATTAAATGGTATATATAAATATATTTGTATGGATAACCGCTATTGTCGCAATAGCCTCACTTGTGGCTGCTATAACCCCTACTCCGAAAGGAGATAAGTTTTTAGCAAAACTTTATAAAGTTATTGATTTTTTAGCTTTAAACATAGGCAAAGCTAAAGACAAATAATGCAAGAATCTGCTGAATTATTTGAAGTTCGTTTAAAAGGGCATGAAGATTTGTGTTCTTTACGGTACGACAATATTGAGCAAAGATTAGAATCTGGTAATAAACGTTTTGATAAAATAGATAAAATGTTATTAGGTATATACGGAATTATACTCAGTTTTGCTGGATATATTGAATTTATAAAATAATGCGTAATTACAGAAAAGAATACGACAATTATCAAGGAAAACCTAAACAAAAAAAAAATAGAGCAAATAGAAACAAAGCTCGAAGAATTTTAACTAAAGCTAAAAAAGTAAAAAAAGGCGATGGTAAAGATGTTCATCATGTTGATGGTAATCCTAAAAATAGTTCTCGTAGTAATTTAAAAGTTACAAGTAAAACAAAAAATAGATCATTTGCGAGGAATAAAGATGCCACAAAAAAAAGACGGTAGATTAGCAAGAGCAGGAGTATCAGGTTTTAATAAACCTAAAAGAACTCCTAGTCATCCAAAAAAATCTCATATAGTTGTAGCCAAACAAGGCGATAAAATTAAAACTATACGTTTTGGTCAACAAGGTGTTTCTACTGCTGGTAAACCAAAAAAAGGTGAGTCTTCTAAACAAAAAGCTAGACGTAAGTCTTTTAAAGCAAGACATGGCAAAAATATAGCTAAAGGTAAAATGTCAGCAGCTTATTGGGCAAACAAAGTAAAATGGTAATACTATGAAAGGCGTAAAACATTATAAAAAAGATGGAACTGAACACAAAGGCAATTCTCATAAAATGGCTAACGGTACTTTACATACTAATAAAACACACACTAAAACAAGTGTAAAACTTTTTCATTTTAAAGATTTAAGTAAAACAGCAAAGAAAAAAGCTAAAAACAAAAAATAATGGCTATTTCAAGAGCACAAACATCTAAAACTTTAAAAGGTAATAAAAAAAAGAAATCTACAGTTAATAAAGCAGGTAACTATACCAAACCTACCATGCGTAAGAATCTTTTTAATAAGATTAAATCAGGAACTAAAGGTGGTAAAGCAGGTCAATGGAGTGCTCGTAAGGCTCAAATGTTAGCTAAAGAATACAAATCTAAAGGCGGAGGCTATAAGTAGTGGCACTTAAAAAGTCTCAAAAGTCTTTAAAGCGTTGGACTAAACAAAAATGGAGAACTCCTAGTGGTAAAAAATCTTCAGAAACTGGGGAAGTTTATGCTCCTACAGCTACAATAAAAAAACTTAAATCAACTACAAAAGGAAAAAAAAAATTAGCAGCAGCTAATAAAAAGAAAAGAGCAGCTACTAAAAAAGGAAAACAACATGCAAAGCATGGATTGCATAAAGGGAAAAAAAGATAATGTATGAATATTCTTGTAAGGTTAAAAGAGTTGTTGATGGCGATACTGTGGATGTTGTTCTTAACCTTGGTTTTGACATTATGTATAAGTCTCGTATTCGTTTATATGGCATTGATACTCCCGAGTCACGCACTCGTAATTTGGATGAGAAGGCTAGAGGAAAAATGGCTGGGGCTTTCTTAAAAAATGCAATAGATACTGGTAAAAAAGTAGTTATACAAACTAAATTAAAAGATTCTAGAGGTAAATTTGGCAGAGTTTTAGGTAATATAATTGTTGATGGAATAAATATTAATCAGTTAATGATAGATAATTATCATGCAGCAGCTTACTTTGGACAAAGCAAAGAAGATATCGAAGCAATACATGATGCAAATAGAACAAAATTAATAGAATTAGGATTGTTTAAACCTGTTTAATAAAGGAGAAAAAAATGAATGATGGTTCAGGTAGATTTGGTGGAGACATGGACAGAAATGAGGTTGAAATTGACCTCAGTAAGTTTATGGCTTTGTTGCAAGAACAATCTACTTTAAAAGACAGAATAAGGGAATTAGAAGATGAAGGAACTAAAAATCCGCATCAAAAGTGGATATTTTTGGCACAAGCTGTAGACAGTTGGCGTATATTTCCAAGAGCTTTTTTAAGCGTTTATATGTACTTACTGTACTTTACTACCTTTTGGTTCATGGATTTAGAATCACCCAGTTTTGAGCAATCAGGATTAATTTCTATTGTGGTAGGTGCAGGTGCAGCGTGGTTTGGTCTATACGCAGGTACTTCAGGGTCAAGTAAGTCTTTTAAAGGCGAAGATAAATAATGAAAAAAAAAATAACTTTTACAGCGGTTTTGCTTTTTATAGGGTTTTTAGGGGCAGCAGATAATGAACCTGAAAACCCAGATTGTACTGCTGGAACTCAATATTGTGAGCAAAATTCGTTAGACACAACTAACAACACCACAACCAGCAATACTAACGTTAATACGAATACTAATACAAACACCAATACCAATACCACAACGACTACCAGTACAGCAAATAACACGAATGCCAATACTAATGTCAACACTAACACGACAACGACAACAGCAACAAATACAAATGCCAACACTAACGTCAACACGAATACCAGTAATAACACTAACGTAAACACCAGTTCCGCAACCAATACAAACAACAATACTTCGACTGCTACTAATACGAACACGAATAATTCAACAGCGACTAATACTAATGTAAATACCAACACCAGTAACAGTACAGTCAACAGTACAGTAGATTCTAATAGTACGAGTACAACAAATAATACGAATAACAACACCAGTACCAGTACGAATAACAACACTAATACGAATAACAACACCAGCACTTCGGACAATACTAATACCAATACCAATACTAATGTGAATCAATCTACAAGTGATTCAAAGGTAGAAACGGATAACACGAACACGAATAACAACAACAGCGTTAGCGACAATACCAATAGGAACATCAATGAATCCAATACCACACAAACAATTAAGCAGGAAATAGAAACTAAAGCTCCACCAGCTTCTGCAATCGCACCAAGTATTATGTCTTATTCACAAGACTTATGTACCGTAGGGCGGTCAGGAGCATTTCAAGGACAAGTGTTTGGTATATCTGGTGGCAGAACAGTTACAGATCAAAATTGTGAAAGGTTAAAGTTAAGTAAATATATCTATGATATGGGTATGAAAGTTGCAGCAGTTTCTGTGCTTTGCCAAGACAAAAGAGTGTTTCAAGCAATGGAAATGGCAGGCACTCCCTGCCCTTACATGGGTAAAATAGGCAAAGAGGCTGCAAATGGTTGGAAATCTAATCCTTCCAAAAGACCAGACGCTAAAGAATACAAATCTGACTGGATTAAACAATGTAAAAAAGGACTAAACCCTAATGATACAAACTACAACAAAGATGTTGTAAGTGGAGTAAGAAAAGTTTTAACGAAAAGCACTAAGACCACAAAGCAATGTAAAAAAGAATGGAATAATGTGGGCTAAAAAACCAGACCCAGAATATAAAGCAGAATGGTTTGTTGTATTAAGTATGGTAATTTTAGGAATTACAGTTTTATTTTTATCTTTTAATGCCAAAGCCGATTACATTTATGAAGCTAACCAATCTTTATACGATTTACAAACTAACACAACAGGTTCAACAGGATTAGGTTCAAATGACGATGCAGTATCTGGAGCATTTAATATAGGGTTTACTTTTGATTTTTATGGACAGCCCTTTACTCAAGCTAGAATGGCAACTAATGGTTGTCTGCACTTTAAAACAAGTGGTGCTTACTGCAATGACTACACACCAGACCCATTACCAGAAGTAACCTACACTCTTTACCCTTTTTGGACCGATCTAATAAAAGATAATGGTTCAGCTATGAGAGCCAAAGCCTTTGATGATTATACTATTTTTGGTTGGTATAACATGAGGGAGTACAATCGTGCTAATTCCGATAACAGTTTTGAAGTCTGGTTATACCCTAATAATACTTATGAGTTTCGCTATGGCGAACTTGAGATCATTAACCATGATGTTTTAATAGGAGAACAAGGTAGTGCCTCACAAACTTATACATATCTTTTTCACGATGAATGTAGCACAGGCACAACTAACGTAGCAGGTACATGTGTTAACACTAATTGGAATAATACAGCCAGCAATACTTTACTTGAAGGTGGTGGTTCTTTATACGGTGATGGCACTAATCAAGCATTATGTGCAACTACTCCTTTGACTTCAGTTAACTGTTCTGGTTATGCAGCAGCTTATCTGGCTCAACAATGTGCATTAAATTCTTTATATGATGAGGATTGTACTGGTTATACAGCAGCTTTTTTAACGCAACAATGTAATATAACTCAGCTTTACAGTCAGGAGTGTCCTTCTTATTGGAGTGCTTATGATGATCAACAATGCGAAGATGATCCTCAATACTCCCCCTCTTGTGCAGGTTACACACAAGAAGCCTCTGTTGCTTATTATGTAGAAGAGACAGACTATGGATATACCCAAGATGATATGTGGTATGACGAAGAATACAATGAGTGGTTAAACTCAGATGATCCTTGTTACGAAAATAACTGCATAGACTTTACCGATGCAGATTGGTACGCACTTGACATAGAGCAGTTTGGTCAAGAACAAGTAGATGAATGGTACGGAAACGATGTAGAGTTTTCTAATGATGGTTTCATTGAATACGGAACTGTGAATGAAGAAGACTATTGGACAGCCATTGACGATGGTATGGATGTATATGATTTAGAACAAGAAACAACATGGGCAGAAGAAGAACTTTATTTAGTTTCTTACGATGAAATTGAATACGATCCTTTGCCTTTTGATACCAGTGAAGAACTTATAGAAGATTTTATTCTCCATGAAACTGTATTGGTAGAGGACTACGAGGATTTAGATACTTACATAGAATTTGAAAGCGTTGAAGAACTTGATGAATGGTACGAAGAAGAACTGGAACAAATAGAGGAAGAAAGAATAGAAGAAGAATTACTGGCTGAAGAAGAAACTATAGAAGAAGTAGAAGAAGTATTAGAAGAAGAAATATTTGAAGAAGAAGTGGTAGAAGAACTTTTTGAAGAAATAGAAGAAGAAAGATTAGCTGAAGCAGAAGAAGAGATATTAGAAGAAAGAGAAGAAAGAAGTGGTGGAATCACTGCTACTCAACTAAGCGTAGTAGCCAGCACTATTCAAACAGCTACTAATAGTGTTTCAGGTACTACGGCTCGTACATCGACTCGTGGATCAAGTTGGGGCACTAGCGCAGGTGGATCAAATAGCACAACCACTAGCGGAAGTTCTGTTGTTAGCAGTACCGCAGGTAATACAACCACAACAGCAGTAGCCAGTGCAGCTTCAGGGGGTGGATTTTCTACCAGCAGTTCTCCTAGTATTTCAGATCAAATACAAACGGCACAAGTTCAAACCAATACAGTTTTAAGTTTAAGTCAGGATATGAGTTCAACTAGCGGAACAGGCGGAAGCACTCAGACAGTAAGTAATGTGACTACAGTAATAACTCCTATGCCAATATTTGATTCAACTCCACAAGTAGTTATGGCAGATGTGCAAGTAACCGATATGCAAGGTGAAATTGATACTGCTGTCGGAGGTGTAATGACCGCATCGGAAGCAGATCAAATAGCAGATCAAATAATTGCTGATAATATAAAAGAACAACAAGAAGCAGGACAAACTACCCAAGAAGAAACAGGAGAATACGGAGATCAGTCTACTTTAGTAGCTTTTATGGGTTATGTTTCAGGTTTTGATGCTTATAAAGAAGTACAAATTCCACAACAAAAAACTTGGTATGAGCCAAAGGCAATCTATGAAGATGTCACAATTTCAGATAATATAGAAGCGTTTTATGGATTAGCAAGAACAAACATTAATACAATGCAAAGTTTAATTAATCAACAACCTAATTTATAGGAGAAAAATATGGAATGGTTTAAATCAAAAGCAGGGCAATTAATAGCTTTAGCAACTATTGTAAGCACTCTAGCAGGATTTGGTTATGCAGGTGCAGGGTATGTTAATAGACTGGAAAACTTGGAAAAGAAAATAGGCGGTTTAGGTGAAACGGAAGATGCTCAACAAGTTATAGAACAAAGGTTTGCAACTATTGAAACCGCAGTAGAGTATTTAGAAAAAGAAATTGATGGTATAGAGATTCCTGATAACAACGATAAACTTTCTAATATGAAAGCATCTATTGCTAGTTTAACTAACGACGTAGAAAGAATACTCGCTGATATTGAAAAGTTAGAAAATAACAATAAAAATCCTTTAGCAAATTAACCATGAAAATAGGTTTAATAATGGGTGGACTATTACTTGCTACCATAGCAAGTTCAGCTTGGTATATTGATAGATTACAAGATAATATAGGTACGTTAAAAGGCAATCAACTTGTCTTAGAAACCAAAATTCAAGAACAAAATGAAGCTATTGAAACTGCTTTAAACAACCAAAAAAAAGCACAAACTCTTATGGCTTCTTTAGAAAAAGAAAAACAAGAAGCGATGCGTAATGTTAATAAATTAAGAAAAACATTTGCTAAACATGACCTAGATGAATTGACGTTAGCAAAACCAGAACTTATGCAAGGCAAAATAAATAGGGCTTCTAAACGAGTTTTAGAAAACTTAGAAAAATTAACCGACCCAAATCAATTTGATGAAAAAGATAATACTAATAGTTAGCGTAGCTTTAATAGCTTCAGGCTGTTCTCTAATGGGAGATAAGGTTAAGCCTGTTTCTGTTACCACTATTGCTAAACAACAACCGATGTACCATCCACCTTTGCCAATGGAAGTACAAATGGACCCTGTAGATTGGGAAATACTTACGCCAGACAGTATGCAGTTATATTTAGACAATTTAGAAAAAAATGAAGCACCAAGAAGGGCATTTTATACACTGTCCAGCAAAGAATACGAACATTTAAGTATGGACATGGCAGATATCACTAGATACATCACAGAAATACTGGGAATAGTTAAATTTTATCGAAATTATGATAAAGAAGAAGAAAAAGAAGAATAGCCGACCCCTATTAATTTAGAGCAAGTCTGCTCCTGTTCTTTTTTAGTAGGGGAAGGTTTAATCAATATATAATAATATGATGGATAGAAATAAATTAATTCAAGAACTTATTCTTGACGAAGGATATAAAAAAGAAACTTATGAAGATCATCTTGGATATCTTACATTAGGCGTTGGTCATTTAGTTTTAGATAGTGATCCTGAAATTAATCAACCAATAGGAACACCTGTTTCTGAAGAAAGAATTAAAAGTTGTTTAAATAATGATATAGATATAGTTTGTAATGAATTAGATCGTAATTTGCATTGGTGGAAAGGTTTAAATGACAATAAACAACGAGTAATGGTAAATATGTGTTTTAACTTAGGTTATCCAAGATTAAGTAAATTTAAAAAATTTCTTGCTGCTATGGAAGATAATGATTTTGAAACAGCTGCAAAAGAAATGATGGATAGCAAATGGGCTACACAAGTAGGTGATAGAGCTGAAAGATTAAAACAACGAGTTTTAGAAAACTAATGTTAAAAAAATATGTATTTAAACCGGGAATAAATAAAGAAGGAACTTCTTATGCAGAAGAAGGTGGTTGGTTTAATTCTGATAAAATTAGATTTCGTAGTGGCAGACCTGAAAAAATAGGTGGTTGGCAAAAAAATACAAATAATACTTTTTTAGGAACGTGCAGAAATATGCACTCTTGGAGAGATAAAGAACAAACAGATTACATAGGTTTAGGTACGCATTTAAAATTGTATGTAAAAGAAGGAGATTCTTTTTATGATGTAACTCCGATTAGAGCTACTACTACTAACGGCATTACTTTTGCAGCTACAGATGGTTCTTCTACAATAACAGCTACGGATTCTAGTCACGGAGCTATTATTGGTGATTTTGTAACAATTTCAGGAGCAGCAACTTTAGGTGGTTTAATAACGGCTGCTGTTTTAAATCAAGAATATGAAATAGTAACAACTCCTTCTGTAAATACATATACGTTTACGGCTAAAGATACAGACGGAAATACCGTTACTGCAAATTCAAGTGATTCGGGAAATGGAGGTTCAGGAGTAGACGGAGCATATCAAATAAATGTAGGTCTTGATACTTATGTAAAGTCAACAGGTTGGGGTGTTGAAACATGGGGAGCAGGCACTTTTGGTTCTGCTTCTAATATTGATAGTACAAGTCAGTTAAGAAATTGGTCACAAGATAATTTTGGTGATGATTTAGTTGGTTGCATAAGGTTAGGTGGTATTTTTTATTGGGATGAATCAGGAGGAACAAGTTCTAGGGCAGTAGCATTTTCAGATTTAACAAATGCAAGTGGTGCTCCCGTAACTGCTTTGCAAATAATGGTATCTGAAATAGATAGACACATTATATGTTTTGGTGCAAATCCAATAGGTTCAACAACACTTGATCCTTTATTTGTTAGATGGTCAGATCAAGAAAGTTCTATTGATTGGACACCAAGTTCTATTAATACAGCAGGAGGGCAAAGATTATCGTCTGGTTCAACTATAATAGGAGCATTGCAAACTAGACAAGAAATACTTATATGGACTGATAAAAACATACAAAGTATGCGTTACAGTGGAGCACCTTTTATATTTACATTTAGTGAAATTGCTCAAGGTCCATCTATGATTTCTCCTAATGCTGCTATAAATGCAGATAATAAAGTTTTTTTTATGGATAGGGGTAGTTTTTACGTTTATACCGGAAGTGTTAGTACGTTACCTTGTGCGGTACAAGATTATATATTTTCAGATATAAATTTAGGACAATCTTACAAAGTATTTGGAACATCAAATGTAGATAAAAATGAAATAATTTGGTTTTATCCTTCTGCCAACTCTAATGAAATAGATCGTTATGTAATTTTTAATTATTTAGAAAATCTTTGGAGTATTGGAACTAATACAGATTCATTTACAAGAACAGCATGGATAGAAGCACCTTCTTTAGATAATCCAGTAGCTACAGAAAAAACTACAGGTAGTAATATTAATTACTTATATGATCAAGAAATAGGAAATGATGCTGATGGCAGTGCCATGACAGCATTTATAGAAACATCTGATTTTGATTTAGAACCAGATGGAGAAAACTTTATGTTTTTATCAAGAATAATACCTGATTTAAAATTTAAAAATTCTACTAGCACGGATGATACGTTATCTGTTTCTGTTAAAGGTGTAAATTTTCCATTAGATACTCCAACTACTTTAACAACAAGCAGTGTTAATTCATCTACACAACAAGCTTTTATAAGAGCAAGAACAAGACAAGCTATACTTAGATTTGAAAGTACAGGTACTGGTTACGGATGGAGACTAGGTTCTTTTAGAATAGATATGAGACCAGACGGAAAAAGATAATGAGTCAAAAAACCACAGCACCTTTGCCATTAGCACCTCTTGAATATAATTTTTCAAATGAATCATTAACAAGACAACAAATAGAACAAGCTATTCAATCTACTGAAGATGCTTTAACTTTATTAAAAGCAATGCAAGAAAGCGTTACAAGTAAATCCATTAGAAGACATCAATTTTTATTAATGGGAGTTGGTCAGTGAGCGATAATTTAAAAGTATTAGGTCAAGTAGACCCTGCTGCAACTACAGTTACTGTGCTTTATACAGTACCAGATATGACACAAACAACGGTTAGTTCTATTGTGGCAGCAAATCGCACAGGTTCTGCTATTACTTTTAGACTAAGTGTTCATGTGGCTGGTGCTGGAGCTGACGATAAACAATATTTATATTACGACAAATCAGTTGCAGCTAATGATTCCTTAACAATAGTAATAGGTATAACATTAAATCAAACAGATGTTGTTAAAGTTTACACAAGTGCAGTGGATATGAGTTTTAATATGTTTGGATGCGAAACAAAAGAGGAAAGATAAAATGGATGCTAGAAAACAAGCACAAGAATTAGCAAGTATGGGTCGCTATGGCGATACCATGCTTATGCACGTTAATCCTAAAGAAGTAGAAGGATTAGCGTCTATTATGCCTATAACCATTAATCCTGAAACTGGGCAACCAGAAGCGTTTATAGGAGCTATATTAGGCAGTTTGTTAGGTGGTGCTTTTCTTCCCGGACTTGCAGGTGGTACATGGTTAACTGCTGCTGGAGGAGCTGCAATAGGTTCTGGTTTAGGAACTTGGGCAGAAACAGGAGATTTAGAAAAAGGCATAGCATCAGCCGTATTAGGATATGGTGTTGGTAATATTATGGGAGATGTTGCTGGTTCTGGACTTGAAGCAGCAGGTGTTGACGCAGGTAAAGATATAGCTATATCTAATGTAGGAAATTTAGCATCAGAACAAGCTGTATTACAAGCACAATTAGCAGCACAAACACAAGGTACAGTTTTAACTCCTGAATTAGCTAAACAAATAGGAGAAAATGCAAGTAAACAAGCAATACAACAAGGTTTAAATCCTTCTCAATTAGCAAATATTAATGCAGACGCAGCAAAATTTGCTGAAGCAGGTTACGGCAACATGACAGGCGGAGAAAGATTATCAAATATGGGTAGTAATCTTTTTTCTACTGATACATTAGATTCAATATCAAGCAATTATCTTCCTATAGCTGTAGGTGGAGGTTCTTTAGCAGCACAAAATGCTCAAGATCAATATCTTGAAGACATGGAACAATACAGATTAGATAAAGAAAAAAGAAGAAAAGAATTACTTGCTAATAATCCTGAACAAATACACAGAAGAAATCCTTATTATTCTATATATAACAGCAATACAGGTGGTCAAATACCTTCATACGCAAACGGAGAAACTATTGCTGGAATAGGTCCAGAAGGACAATTTACACCTTCTAATACTTATATGCCGGGCATAGATTCAGAATTTAATTATTTTCCAAATAGAGTAATACCTTCTTCTGCTATAAGTGCTGCACAAGCAGCAGCAAAAGAAGCAGAAATGGCTGTTATGCCTAATCCTAGAGCCAGTGTATATCAACCAATGGTATTGCCAAATTATGAAGACCCAGCAGCAGGAAGTGTTTTACAAAGAGTTAATCAAGCCAGAGCAGCAGGATTACCTGCTACTACACAATTACTTAGTCCTTTTCGTAATGTAGGATTAGAAGGTGTTACACAAGCTGCAAATCCTATAGCATATGATACAACTGGAACTACTACTAATACTGATGAAGTTTATGATGTTGGTGGCGGAAAAACTAATGACACGGATGATGATTTAACCAATAATTCAGGAAGCACAGTAACAGATAATAACGATGGCACATCAACTGTAACTTTTAAAGACGGAACAACTACAGAAGTAGCTAATAATCCTTATACTGAAGCTATTACTGTTACAAGTAATACTGATCCTGTAACTGGAACAGAATTAACAGAAGGTGATGAAGGATATGTTGACCCTGATAGTGATGATTATTCTGAAGCTACTTATGACAAAGGAACAGGCGGTGGTCCAACTGGATTTAATCCTTATTTAGGTGAAGCAGCAACAACATATGAACAAGTAGAAGAAAATAGAGAAACTTTATTAGATTCAGCAACAGAAACTGGAATATATCAAGCTTATAATGCTGCTATAGAAGCAGGTGTTCCTGCTGCCGACATAGTAATACCTACAGTTGAAAATCCTAATCCAGTAATAACAGACGATACTGTTATTGTAGGTTCAAATGGTTATGGAAAACCGGGTTCATTAGAAGATGGTACTTTTGTATATACAAATACCGATCCGCTTAAAGGTATAGTAGACAGTTCTGATAATTTTTATTTGGGTGAAAAAAGAGAAGCAACTGCTGGAATTCTTATTAGTCCAGATGGAACTAGAACAGACATAACTGATTTAAGCACATTTACTAATCCGGGCGATGGTAGTGTAATTGAATTAAATAATGGTTATACCGTTGTTAATGATCCTAATAATGGAGTTACTAATTATGCAACAGTAGGTGTTTTTGCAGAATCTTATGACATGGGAGGTAAATACGAAAGAGACCCTGCTGTATTTGCTCCACAATTTTCTTATAAAACTTTAACAAAAGAGCAAAAAGATGCAGCATTAGATAAATACCAACAAGCGGTAGGTGATGCTATTGCAAGAGGAGATATACCTGCTCCTGAAGATGCACTTTATCCTGAAGGTTATGAAGAATATTTAGCTCAATTAGAAGCAGAAGCAGAAGCAGAAGCAGAAGCAGAAGAAGAAACAGAAGAAGAAACAGAAACAGAAGTAACATCAACTGCTGCACCAGAAACAACAATTCCTAATGTTATTGAAATTCCAGAATCTGCACAATCAGTAATAGATAAATTAGGAGAAACTTTTGTTTCTCCAAAACTACCTTTTTCAATGTCAAGAGCCGAAGGTGGATTAATAGAAATGCAAGCAGGAATGGAAATTCCTTCTGTTGAACAAATACCTCAACAACAAGAATTGCAAGAACAAGTTATAGCTGCTGTATTAGGGCAACATTCCGATCCAGATTCGGTTATACAAGCTTTTATACAACAATTTGGCGTTGATGCTTTTTTACAATTAAGAGATCAAATATTAAAACAACAAGTACCTAATGCTCAAACAGAGGGTATGATACAAGGAGAAGGAGGAGGAATGGATGATTTAGTTATGGGTCAAATAGGAAACCAATCTGCTGTAGCAGTATCGCCCGGTGAATACATAATTCCTGCTGATGTTGTTTCAATGTTAGGTGATGGAAGTAGTGATAATGGTTCCGATAAGCTTGATGATATGCTTTCAAAAGTTAGAATAACTAAAACAGGAACTAAAAATCAAGCTAAACCATTAGGCAATAAAAAGGTAATGTCAATATGAACAATTTAAATACAATGCCTTTAGATGAATCAGATATTAATTACGTTGATATTAAAGAAGAATATCCTGATTACGTTATTAGTTTAATTCCTGTTAATTTACTTTATACAGTTTGGGATGATGCTAAACCTCATTTAGAAAAAGCTGTAAAACGTTCTGGCGGAAGATGGACTGTAGATTATGTGTATGAAGCACTATTAAGAGATGAACAACAACTGTGGGTAACTTTAGATAAAAATAATAAATTATTAGGAGTTGCTACAACACAATTTGTAAGATATCCCGCCAGTTTAATGTGTGCTATTCAGTACATTGGTGGTGATGAATTTAAACACTGGGCTTGGTTGCTCTGCAAAAAACTGGAAGCTTGGGCTAAAGACTCAGGTTGTGACGGTATTGAAGGAACAGCTAGGTTTGGATTTTGGAAATGGTTAAGCAGGTCTAATTGGAAGAAAGCTTATACAATATTTGAAAAGAGGTTCGACAATGAGTAAAGGCGGTGGCGGAGGTGGTGTTAATGAAACCACATCAACAGTAACACAAACTAATCTTCCTGAGTATGCAGAGCCATACATAACAAGATTAATGCAACGAGCAGAAGAAGAATCTCTTGCTCCTTATACAACATATGAAGGACAAAGACTTGCTGCTTTTACTCCTGAACAAGAATTAGCTATGACTGGTAAAGCTGGTTTAGCTATAGCTGGAGACCCAGAACAATTTACTACAGCATCTGGCATAACAGAAAATTTAGCAAGAAATAGAATAATGCGTCCAGATGGAACATTTGGAACAGCTATTGGTTCAGGACAAGCTCTTGCAGATCAAAGATTTAATCAACAAACTGGTGTTGATGTAAGCGGTAATCCTGTGTATGGAAATATAGATGATTACATGAACCCTTACCAACAATCTGTTATTGATATAGCTCAAGACGCAGCCAGAGATCAATCTACAAAAGCTGGTAATCTTATAGCTGGAGAAGCTGCTGCTTCTGGAGGTTTAGGAGGTTATCGTGAAGCCATTATGCAATCAGAAAGAGAAAGTGCTTTAACCAAACAAATAGCTGATATACAAGCTATGGGATCAGCAGAAAATTACGCACAAGCACAAGCTGCTTATAATCAAGACAGAAATGCCAGATTAGGTGCTATTGGAATAGACCAAGCAACTAGACAAGGACAATTAGGTGCTGCTCAACAATTAGGTAATTTAGGACTTGCTGGACAAGAAGCTGAAATACAAAGAATGGATCAATTAGGACAGGCTGGTACTGCTAGACAAGCCATGCAACAACAGATTTATGATTCTGGTTATCAAGAGTTCCAAGATCAATTAGCTTATCCAAGACAAAACATTTCGTTTTATCAACAAGCATTGCGTGGAATGCCAATAACTCCGGGTCAACAAGTGTCTACCTATGCACCGACTCCTTCCGCAGCATCACAAATGTTAGGAATGGGTCTCGGTGGTTTAGGTCTTTATCAAGCAATGGGAGGAATGGGAGGTTAAGTATTGAACGTTCAATACTTAAATAGGACATAACATGAACATACTACAAATAGAAGACGACATAAAATCATTACCCGATCAAAGCTTAATGGATGCTATGCAAACAGGAAGCTTTCCACAGTATTTAGTATTGTCTGAATTAAAACGCAGAAAAGAAATGCGAGATGATTACAGAGGCAAAATGGCAGCTCAAAGTGATCAAGGTACAGTAGCGGATAAAATTATGTCAGAAGCGAGCATGGGGATAAACAATCAAGGAATTGGTAGTATTAC